AGAGTAAAAAATTGTGCTTTCCTTCTAACAGTTCTTTTTTAAATGAGGTTGCCATTGCTTGAGTGATAGCCATAATTAAAGTCTCCTAATGATATTGGCTAGGTCTTTATGACCCTGTTGTTCTAGTTGATTACATACAGTGCAAATATGGTTTTTTATTCCTTCTTGCACATAAAATGTAATTACCATTTTACATTTATCTCTAAATGCGTGAGCTTGTGCTTTCACCATAGGATCGGCAGTATCACTTATAGAAATTAGTTTATTAGTAGCCATTTCAGCTATTTCTTCAACAGTATGACCTCGGTTTTGAGTTGTTTGAACCCCCAAATCACCTATTGATATTTCAAATTTATCTGTTTGCATTAGTATTTTTTAGGTTCTGGTAAATTTAAATCTATATCATTTCTATCTATCATACCAACTGGCTTTCTTTTTTCTTCAATTTCTATATCAGAAAACTTGCAAACTTTTATGCCGGAACCATTTTGGTAAGTAATTTTGGGATCGTCTAGCCTATGATAACCATATAGCTTGTCCTTAAGGTCAATATTAGTATCTAATAAAGATGATCTAGGTGATATTGATACAATTATTTTTGCATCCATGCATTTAGATAACCAAAACTCAACACAAGCTCTACCTGCTTCTGCAAAGTGCATATTGCCTTTATAAGTAAAATCTACACCAAATAGAGAAATGCTCTTTACTTTTTTACATAAAGCAAACGCAATAGAGTAAGCAATTGTGTTATTAAAATAAGAACAGCCAGTTTCTTCCACAACAGACTGCAGTGGATATTCAATAACAGCAGGAACCCTGGCATCTAATTCACAAGAATAGATAGGATAATTCGCTAATGGCAATTGCATTCTCATCATATCCGTCATGCCGCCAGCATCTTCAGTATCTAAAAATCTACTCATTGGGTCCAATATAAATGCTCGACCTATATTAGGTAATGCGCCAATCATTGCATTAATAGCCCACACTTCATCAAAAATAACACTATTAATTTGGGATAGATGAAAATCTATTTGGCTTTGCCCCATAGCAACTATTGCTATATTCTTACCTTGCAATGGCTCTATTGATGTCTTGTCAGACATTTATTCTTCTTTGTCCACTCCTGTAAGCATCTTTTCTATTATAGCCATCTGATTCAAGCGTAAGGCGCTCTAACGCCTCTTTAAACCTTTTTTCATAATTATCAAGAATATCTTGCTCACCTTTCATATAAGTATAAGCTTCAGCTAAACTTCCATATAAAAGAGCTTCGCTAGCATTAGTCCCAAGCCATGAAGTTCCGCTTGAAGCTGCAGTAATTGACTCAGGAATATAGAAATAATGAATTTCTACTGTATAGCCTGAATTTGGTGATGGGCCAACTATAAAAAAATCATTATCGAACTGCGCGTAATGCTTTGGAACACCTGTTGTAGCCGATGCGGGATATGCTTCTCTTATAAAATTAACATCTTTATTAAGTAAGTAATTATAATTACTGTCACCATCTATAACGGCTAATGAATAAGGATACAAATAATCTGTTGGCGTTGCCAAATAAGAGTTGCCACTTGTAAATGTTCCTGTTTGATTCTTTCTAAAGTTAGGAAGCTCAACAGATTTAATTATTCTATTCTCAGCTTGTACGATTATATTTGTCATATTAGAAACAAAAGATGCTTCAGTGTTATCAGTATAATCTTGTATAGCTGATTTCAATGTTGTAAATGTCCAAGCCATATTATGATGTACTCACTGTTAATTTTCCTACTTTACCTTCTATTTTAAGTCCCATGGTGCTTGATCCAAATTGGACCATTCCACCACCTATAGGATTCCATGCAGTATATCTAGTAGAGTCAGCCTCTCCTCTGTCAACTCTAGGGTTAAACAATGCTTGAGGATCAACAATATTTAATTCGCCAAGTTTAAGTTGAGGCTGATCTTCATCAAGGCACTCCCTGCAAACTCTTAAACCATTTCTTTTGCTATCTTCTATTTGATAGTGCAATTCATTTAGCTTATAGGTAAATCCGCATCTATCGCAATCTCCTAAAGCTCTTGATGCTCTTGCATAACTCATAACTTTTAGTAACTGTTATATGATAAGTCAGGAACAAATCGCACTGATGCTTTTTCTCTATCAGCATCGCTAACATCGTCCCACAATTCATCATATCTTTGCTTAATCATAGGAATCCTATTTAAAGCCTCTGGATTCTTGCAAGCAATATTATAAGCTAACGCATAAGTCAAACACGGCAAATACCTTGCTGGAACATCTGCATTATTGCTAGTAGGCTCACCTACGTCTTCTATTCTTTGGATGTAGTCATAAACCAAAGTATATGTTGCTGTACTATCTGGGGTGGACCATAAGACAATATTAGATGTAGAGGTGCCTTTATCTATATAAAACTGAGTTGGTTTAGACTGATTTAGCTTGGTTGCCTGATGATTATATTCAGTCCTTGAAATTCTATTTAAACGCTGATCGAACTGCTTACTAATATCTCCTGAATCTGTCCTAATAAAAGCATCAACAACATCTAAGGCAGAGCTTGGTAACGCATAACTATTTGTTCCAGCAGTAATGGCCTGTGTATTCTGCTCAATAGACCAAAGATTTGTACCTTTGTTTTGCCACTCCAAAAAAACTAGATTTAAAGCTCTTTTAGCGCCACGATACTGGTAGCCTGAGCGAATTTCCATACCACAAAGATCATAGGCTTCTTCTAGAATATCGCCTATGTCTAAGTTAAATGTAGTAGTTCCACTTGTTGCCATAATTTATCCTGTATTAACACTTCCACCTTTTAAGAGCCTGCCTAAGCAATGAAAGCTAACTAGGCTTTTCTCTTGCTAGTTGGTCCACCACCAAATGCTTTTTTAACATATTCTTTGTATGATTTTGTAGAAGATTCTTTGCCTATTTCAGTTCCACCACCCATGTTAAATTTTCCACCTTTACGATACATAGAACTCATAGGAGCTTGTGGCATCATCTCAGCGTTAGGCTTATTCCTACTCATGCCTCCGCCCATATATCCTGACGTACCTTTATTTTTCCTTTTTAAACCCATATCTTTATTTGGCATAATAAATTCCTTTATTTTTTTGTAGATTTTTTAGCTACAGTTTTTTTAGCTGCTTTCTTTTTAACTGGCGCTTTTGTAGCTTTTTTCTTAGTTGGCGCTTTTACGTCAACATGAACTTCATCAGCTACAAAATTCTCTTTTGCATTCATTTCCCCACATTTACGTTCTGCATCAACTAAATCAGCATCAGGACCAAAAATAGGTCGGTAGATACTATCATCGTCCAATCTTAGAACCATGTATTTAGCGGGAAATTCGCCAGTCTCAGAAATGACATATTGTTTTTTTGCCATTGTTCTCTCCTAATTAATCAGAATATACTTTTACCATCTCTAAAACGACAGAATAAGTGTCTCCTGAGTCGTGACCTACTGTTGTAAACAGAATGTCACCGTTTTTACCGCTACCTGAATTATTTGGAATACCACCAAAGTCTTTAAAATCCATATGTCCATTACTACTTTCAGCTAATTGCATCAAAAGAACATTAGTACTAGCGTTAAGAAACATTTGGACAGACATACCAACAATGGCATGGCTTACTCGCATTACTCTAACTTCAGAACAGGAAGTGCCTGCTGCGTTAGCTGCTAAGGCAGATACATCTACTTTAGCTACTGCGGATTCGCCACTGCCATCACTGACATTGGTAAACTTCATAATACAATTTCTTTCTCCGTCCTCAATAGTTTGGGAGGTTACTGCATCAGCCATTTCTATCTCCTTAAATAGCCAGATGGAGCCGAAGCTCCATCCAACTAACAATTAACTACTCAAACGGTGTAGCCAATGTACCATCACCATGAAGAAAGGCTTCACAATGCCAAACCGCTGCACTGGTCGCTACCAATCTAATTACACCACCTACAAGCCAACCTTGCCCTGCCGTCCCCAGATCAATGGTGTCATCATTACTGGCATCAGGAATAAAGGTA